ATCTCACTCCGGCAGATGCTAACTCGCGAAGGCATCGTCGCTCACGCCTACAATCCGGGCAAAGCAAGCAAATTGACCCGACTTCACATGGTTTCGCACCTATTTGCGGGTTCAATGGTGTGGTTTGTGGAGTCGGAGAAGCGAAAAGGTCAGGTTCGTTCATGGGCGGAGCCGCTTTTGTACCAGTTGTGCTCATTTTCGGGCGAAGGCAGCATCCGGCATGACGACTTGATGGACGCTTGCACCCAAGGTTTACGTTTTCTGGCCGATAAGGATATGATAAGCGTGAGTAAGCCTAAGCCGTTGCAGCCTAGGCTGATTGTGAACGAGCGCCCAAGAGGAAATCCGTATGGCGTCTGAAGATCTTGACGAGAACGAAAACGAACTAGGAGAAGCCCAAGAAGAATTGGGTGAGATGTTCGAACTTCCCGAAGAGATTTCGGACGTTGAGGACACCGAAGACGGTGGAGCGATTGTTCGCTTTGGTGAAGAGGAAGAAGCGGCATCGGAGAGCGAGTTTTACGCAAACCTTGCCGAGACTCTTCCTGAAGGCGACATGGACGCCGTGGCTCAGGACTTCTTGGGCTTGATCTCGAAGGACAAGGAAGCTCGCAAGAAGCGCGATGAGCAGTATGAAGAGGGTATCCGGCGAACCGGACTTGGCGATGATGCACCGGGCGGCGCTCAGTTTCAGGGCGCAAGTCGCGTTGTGCACCCCATGCTCACTGAAGTATGTGTGGACTTCTCTGCCCGCGCTATTAAGGAGCTTTTCCCCGCTGACGGTCCCGCGAAGGACCACATCGTTGGCGACCCGACTGCTGATCGAGTAGCGAAAGCAGAGCGCAAGTCCAAGTATCTGAACTGGCAGCTCACGCAGCAGATGCCGGAGTTCCGAGCTGAGCTAGAGCAGCTCCTGACTCAGGTCCCGCTGGGTGGCGCTCAGTACTTGAAGCTTTCGTGGGACCCGAACAAGCGTCGTCCTGTTCCGCTCTTCATCGGCATCGATGACATTTACCTGCCCTACGCGGCGACGAATTTCTACTCAGCCGAGCGCAAGACACACGTTCAGTACGTAACCGAGATCGAGTACCGGCAACGGGTTCGCTCTGGCATGTACCGCGACGTTGACCTTGCTCCGACCACGATGGACCCGGACATCTCGAAGTCCGAGAAGGCCAACAACAAGATCGAAGGTCGTGACTCTGACGCTTACGACACTGACGGCCTGCGAACGATCTTTGAGATCTACGCAATCGCCGATCTGGAAGAAGACTACGGCCTCGCTCCGTACATCCTGTCGGTTGACAAGGTCACCGGCAAAGTTCTGTCGATCTATAGAAACTGGGAAGAGAGCGACGATACACAGCAAGAGATGCAGTGGATCATCGAGTTCCCGTTTGTTCCGTGGCGTGGTGCGTATCCAATCGGCATCCCGCAGATGATTGGTGGTCTGTCCGCAGCGGCAACTGGTGCTCTTCGAGCACTCCTAGATTCTGCGCATATTGCCAACTTTCCGGGGATGCTGAAATTGAAGGGCGGTCGCGAAGGCGGTCAGTCCGAGCGCATTGATCCGACCGAGGTCAAGGAAATCGAGGGTGGCGCGTTCAGCGATGACATCCGTAAGATTGCGATGCCGCTGCCGTTCAATCAGCCGTCCGAAACTCTCTTCCGTCTGCTCGGTTTCTTGATTGAGGCCGGCAAGGGCGTGGTCCGCACGACTCTTGAAGACATCTCTGAAAACTCGGCGAACATGCCGGTCGGCACCCAGCTTGCGCGGATCGAGCAAGGTCTAACTGTCTTCAGTGCAATCCATGCTCGCTTGCACGATTCCATGGGTAGAACCCTGCGAGTGCTGCATCGCATCAACGCGATGTATCTTGAGAACGACGAGGTCAAGAACGAGATTGGCGAACTGATCGTCAAGCGTTCGGACTTCGAAGGTCCGATGGACATCGTGCCCGTCTCTGACCCCAACATCTTCTCGGAAGCCCAGCGTTTTGCTCAGGTCCAGGCCGTCTCGCAGCGTGCGATGGCACTGCCGCAGATATACGACCTGCGCAAGGTTGAAGAGCGTCTGCTGAACCAGCTTCGCATTCCGAACGCCAAAGACCTACTGCTTCCGGCTCCGAAACCAAAGGAGATGAATGCAATCAATGAAAACGTTGCTGCGTCTCTTGGGCGTCCGGTATCAGCGTTCCCGGAACAGGATCACCTTGCGCACATCCAAGTCCACTTGGATTATCTCACTAGCCCCGTACTGGGTAGCAGTGTCCTCATGTCGGGGACATACATTCCTATCATTCTTAACCATCTCAAGGAGCATATCGCGCTGTGGTATGCCACTCACGTATTTGAGGTGGCGTCTAAGGCAGCGGGTCGCGACATTTCTGAGTTCCAGCAAGTCAAAGATCCGCAAGTGAAGCAGAGCTTTGATCAACTCCTAGCGGCTACGAGTCAGCGTGTTGTCCCGAATGCCGGTCAGGCGTTCGGTGCTATTCCGCAGATCGTGCAGCAAGCGATGGCGACGATGCAGCAGATGCAGCAAAGCATGGGTCCGCAAGATCCGGCAGCGGCTGCGGCCATGGCAGAAGTTCAGCGCAAGGCTCAGGCCGATCAGATCAACGCGCAGACGAAGCAGTCCGAGCTTCAGCTTTCTGCTCAGAAGCTTCAGATCAATCAAGCAGAGCAAGCGCAGAAGATGCAGCAAGCTGCTCAGCGCGAAGTGCTCAAGCAAGACCGGCTCGACCAGCGCCAGCGCGCAGAGCTGGAGGTCAAGCTCATTACGAACCGCGAGGACAACCAGACTGCCAAGGAGATCGCGGCAGCGGAAGTCATCTCGGGCGAGAAGGTGGGTGTTTCAACAGGGACGGGGATAAATCCCTAGGGCAGCTCCTAGGGCAATCCATTTTTCGGAGGGTTTATGGCAAACGATTACATGAATCAACACAAGATGATGGCTATGGGTATGAACGTATCCGGCCAGAAGATGGTCAACGGTGGTTCCAAGAAGGGCATGGTTGATCAGTCGAAGGGTGTTAAGGGCGACCCGAAAGCAACGCCCGCTATGATCAGTAAAGGGAAACAAAATGCATGATTGAACGCATCATTGACGAATTGGAGCTTGCCAAGGCTCGTGTCGCACACGACGCGATGAAGCGGCAGCTAGAAGGGAAGGATGCAACGTTTGAATATGGCAAGGCAGTGGGCACGTATGCCGGGTTGCAGGCCGCGATTAATTACATAGATCGTCTTCTCAAGGATGATGAAGAGGGCGGAGAGGAGTTTTAAATGTCAGCTTTGAATGAGGCTTTTCCGAGTGTAGAGCCGGGTTTGATTCCATTTGGCTCGCGAGTGCTGGTGCAGATTCGTAGCGCGAAGAAGACTTCTTCGGGCGGAATCATTCTGCATAGCGAGACGCGAGAGACTGAGATCTGGAATACCCAGATCGCTAAAGTTGTGAAAGTAGGTCCGTTGGCCTTCAAGAATCGCAACACGATGGAAGCATGGCCGGAAGGTAACTGGTGCAAAGAGGGCGAATTCGTCCGTGTACCAAAGTACGGCGGCGATCGTTGGAAGGTTCCTTACGGGGAAAATGAGGACGAAGCTTTGTTCGTCATCTTCAATGATCTCGACATCGTGGGTGGTGTAGTGGGTGACCCGCTTGCCATCAAAGCGTTTATCTGAGGTGACTTATGGCAAACAATCAACTCATTGAGAACGATGACGTTCAGGAGCCTGAAGAATATGTTGCAGTGGAAACACCTCCCAGCGATGCTGAGGGAGAAGATACTTCAGTGGAAGCAGAGGCTTCTGAACAAGATGCAGCCGAATCCGACGACGGAGATGACGGAGACGATGACCGTCGCCTCTCCGAAGAAGATTCGGAAGAAGAAGACTCCGCGCAAGGGAAAAAGCAACTAACTCCAGAAGAGAAGCGCGCTCAGCGTCAGAACCGCAAGTTCCGGCGTCGGGCTGCAATCGAGCACAAGGAGCGTGAACTCGCTTTCCTGCGTGCCGAGAACGAGGAGTTTAAGCGCCGGCTAAATGCTGTTGAGCAGCGAACCAACGAGTTCAATATCTCTGCCGTTGACCAGAAGCTGAACGAGGCTTTGAACGAAGCTCAGTTGGCTGAGCGGATCATGGCGAAGGCTATTGAGCAGGGTCAGGGCGAAGATGTCACCAAGGCACTTCAAATCCGCGACCAAGCTTTGGAACGTGCTCGTCAGCTCAAGGCTGCAAAGGAACAGGCTGAGAAGCCGGCTCCGCAAGCCAAGCCTGGCAAGGACCCCCGCGTAGCCGCTTATGCCCAAGAGTGGGTGAAGTCCAACGACTGGTACGATCCTTCTGGCAAGGACGAAGATTCGGCGATCGTAAAGATCATCGATCAGCGTTTGGCTGCCGAAGGCTTTAATCCGGCAACGGAAGATTACTGGGTCGAGCTGGACAACCGGGTGGCCCGTCGGTTACCCCACCGTTATGGAGAGGATACCGATATGTCAGAACCCACACCGAAAGCAAAAGCCGCACCAAAACGTGGCGGTCCGCCGGTCGGTGGTAAGCGCGAATTTGCGCCGCCGTCTACCCGAAAAGAGGTGTATATCAGCCCTGATCGCAAGCAAGCCCTCATTGATGCGGGCGTCTGGGACAACCCAGAGTTGCGTCAACGCTACATAAAGCGTTATGCTGACTACGATCGTAACAATTCTTCTCGCTAAACAAGGGAGCGAGTTATATGAGCGATGAAAGACTGAAGAAAGTTCTTGGCGAAGGTCGTGAGAGTCGCAGCGCGTATGATCGCGCAGCCACTGAGAGCCGCGAGTTGTCAGACGACGACCGAGTTGAGATGTTTCGACAGCAGTTTATTCAGGCCGCGTTGCCTGATCTGCCGAAGATTCCGGGTTACCACACTTGCTGGTTGACCACCACGAACCCTAGAGATTCGATTCAGGCTAGGATTCGGCTTGGATATGAGCCGATTAAACCGGAGGAGGTTCCCGGCTGGGAATACGTCTCCATCAAGACTGGCGAATGGCAGGGGTTTGTTGGCGTCAACGAGATGCTCGCGTTTAAGCTTCCCATGTCGCTGTACAAAAAGTACATGCAAGCGGTGCACTTCGATGCACCCAATGACGAAGAAGCGCGACTGGCCGATACGAATGAGACGTTCAAGGAACAAGCTCAGCGTATGGGTTCAAGAATGGACGAAGGTGACGGCATGTCGGCCATGCGGGAATCCGCTAAGGTTCGCGCTCCGCAAGAGTGGTGACCTAGCAACTTTATTTAGAGGATAACCAAATGCCTTCGACCAGTGCAGCTTTTGGCCTGCGTCCGGCTTTTAGTCCTTCGGGCATCATCCGTCCCGTCGCTATGACTATTGAGTCGGGCTACAACGCCAACATTCTCCAGTTCCAGCCAGTTGTGATTAGTGCCACGGGCAACATTCAGGCTGCTGGTATTAGTACTCCGTTCGTGGGTACGTTCATGGGTGTCGAATTCACCGACACTGATGGCCGTCGCCGCGTGAGCAACAAGTGGACCGCCGGTACTTCGGCGACCGAAATCGTTGCTTATGTCACGACCGATCCCTCCATCGTGTACGAGATCCAAGCGGACTCGTCGCTCGTTGTGGGTGACATCGGTTCCCAGATGGACTTTGACAGCGTTACGGCTGGCAGCACCACCACGGGCCTCTCGCAGGCTATGTTGGACGTTGCTTCCAAGACGACTACGGGCAGCGCTCTCTGCCGTGTTGTGAACCTCGCTCCCGAGGTCAACAATGCGTGGGGTGACGCTTACACCATCGTTCAGGTCCAGATCAGCGAGCACCAGTTCGTCGCTGACCGTGTAGCATTCTAAAGGAGGACTAGAACATGGCAGTCCCAATGCGTAGTACTGACTTTCGTTCCATTGTTGAGCCTATTCTTAACGAGGCTTTCGATGGCGTTTATGACCAGCGTGCTGACGAGTGGAAGCAAGTCTTCGTCCAGCAGCAGGGCATTCCCCGCAACTACCACGAAGAGCCGGTTCTGTACGGGTTCGGCGCGGCCCCGGAGCTTCCGGACGGCACCGCTGTCACGTATCAGGCTGGTGGCGTGCTCTTCTTGCAGCGTTACGTCTACAAGGTCTACGGCCTTGCATTCGCGCTCACGAAGGTGCTCGTGGAAGATGGTGACCACATCCGTATCGGCCAGACCTATGCCAAGCACTTGGCGCAGTCGCTGATTGAAACGAAGGAAACCCTCTGCGCCAACATCCTCAACCGTGCATTTACCCCCGGTTATAACGGTGGCGACGGCGTGACTTTGGTCAACTCCGCTCACCCGATTGCCGCTGGTACGTTCAGCAACGAGTTGACGACTCCGGCTAACCTCTCGCAGACCTCGCTTGAGCAGATCCTCATCCAGATCCGCAACGCTGTTGACAACAACGGCAAGCGCATCCGTTTGAACCCGGAGAAGCTCGTTGTGTCGCCGTCGAACGTGTTCCAAGCGGAAGTGCTCTTGAAGAGCGTTCTCCGTACTGGCACGGCTGACAACGACATCAACCCGGTGAAGTCGATGGGTCTCCTCGCTGGCGGCCAAGCCAACCTCTCGCGTTTGACCTCGACCACTGCTTG